CAATAGCGTGTCATCTAACACCGCTATAAATACCTCGAAGCCCGAACGTAAAGAGTACACAGGTACACTTGTTAAGGGCATTGCAACAATGCACAAGTCTAATGCCGTTCCTATTATCAATGAGGAGCAGGCAAAAGACATTTCGAGGATGAGGCGTGGATAATCATGTAGAGCTTGATATTGACATTAGAGATGTAAGTGATGATTTAGCACAGAGCATTTTTAAGACACTATCAGAAGAACTGATTGTTGTTATTCCAAAACAATCAACCAACAATATTTACCTATCAAGGCTCATACACAAGATGAGTCGCATTGCCAACTATAACCAAATGGTATGGAACAGACACGGTGATGTTATAGGCCTGCCTGAGGAGTTTGTAGATCCCACTGACGTAGATGCTTATCCCTGTCAGCGCGTCAACGGGGGGAAAACGGATAAGGGATTACATGGAGGTATTTTTCCTACAGGCGAACTCAAGTGGCACGCCAACCTAAACGGGCCAACCCGAGCAGACGGTGTAGCATTACAAGGGATTGATGATGTTGTTGGTACTGAAACTCAATGGTTGAATACTGCTCGAGCATTGGCTGAAATGCCTGCTGAACTCAAGCAGAAACTTGAGGGTGTGAAATGTAAGTATACATATACGGCTGCTAGTAAGTGGGCCGACAAACCGCCTGAATATCAGTTAAAATATATGTCAACCAATGTTGAAGAATATGAGATGTATATTTTACAAGAGAATATCGCAGGTGTCAAAGGGTTGTACTGGTATCATAATAATGACCTTGTTACCGAGGCAGACTTCTATGATGAACTCATGGAGTATCTATACCAGGACAAGTTTATTTACCGACATTTTTGGGAATATGGTGATATAGTTTTGAGCGATCAACTATTGACATTGCACCGTCGGCCATTGTATAATAGTGACATATTAGAAAAACGAGTTTTACACCGGTATACGTTTCCTATAAGTAACAGGGACGACCCGGAATGGATTTTAAGGAGGAATAGTGTCTAAGTTTTTAGTAGGGGTTTTGACTACAAGAGACGCAGAAAAGGCAAGAAGATGTGTAGACTCAGTAGACTGTGAAGATGTAGATATTGTAGTTATTTCAAACTCACTTGACCCAGAATATTTGAAAAAGGTTGAGGGGAGTTGTGCTGGCTATACTGTAGTCGAAACAGAATGCAACGGTACACCTGGTAAAGGCAAAAATAGCGTGTTGGATTATTTTATTCAACAAAACTATGAATATCTATTGCCTATTGACGGTGATGACTATTACACTAAAGGTGGAGTAAAGCAACTTGTAAGATATGTAAAAATGTTAGAGCCTGAGAATTCCCCTGATGTTATTGGACAAGAAAACAATCCTATGACCTGGGAAGGTGAAGAAACAAATTTTGAAAATTTTTTTGCTACTATCACTTCTTCTACATTTGCAAATCGTTCAGCAAGACCTAATTTGAGAATGTTGCGTCAATTAAAAACTACAATGGATAATATAATACCATTCAATAGGTTTCTCTTATTGTCCTCCTACGCAGCAAAAAGTTTTCGCTACAATGAAACTTTAAAGGCAGCAGATGATGTAATGGCTAGTTTTGAGTTGTATAGTCAAACTCCTGAGTTAAGGTACTTCTTGTTAAAAGATCAACAATTTTATTTTTATGACCTAGAAGAAGGCGGTGTCTTACACCAATTTGTCAATGAGGCAAATGCTGAAAACATGATACCGTTTTTTGAAAAGGTGAATGAATTAGACTTTACCGACAGTAAAGTTAGTCGTATAGGTACCTTCTAATGATAAAATATGATTATATTGTTTCTTGGATGAATTACATAAGAAACAATCCAAACGACAAAAGATTTTTAGAATGTTTTTGGGAAAGTCAATTAAAAAGTAAGGATTGGTTAGTTACAGAAACATTGAAAGTAAACCCTGACTTAAAGAATATTATAATATTTGGCGGTTGGTATGGTATACTTGCTCAATTATTTGAGTCAAGGTGCTCGTCTATTGAATCTATAGAAACAGTAGACATTGATCGTTGGTGTAATGAAGTTTTTTCTAATCAACTGAACATATCATACAAAATTACAGCAAAAACTTGTTGTATGGCTGATTATATATATTCTAGTAATGAATTGTGCGTTGTTAATACTAGCACAGAACACGTTAAACAAGATATTTATGATAAATGGTGGGATAACGTGCCTGAAGGTACTATGTATGTGTTACAAGGAAATAACTTTGACACTATTGATGAACATATCAGAACTTCTCCTACCTTAGATAAATTTTTACAGGACAATCATATAAAGAATCCAACATACACCGGCAGTGTTTTGTGCCCAGGTGATTTTAGTAGATTCATGGCAATAGGATACAAATAATGGCAGGTAACTATAAAGATCGTTTGATACAGACAAGAGAACTTGTAGATGAGATAAGTCCTTCTTTTTGTGCAGCAAAGTGGACACAGATTACAATGCATCTAGGCAATGGCACCAATCATAGCTGCCACCATCCCCAGGTTCATTCTTTTGATTTAGAAGATGTGAAAAAGAATCCTAACGCCCTACACAATACAAAATATAAGAAAAAACTTAGAAAGCAAATGCTTGAAGGCGAAAGACCTGTAGAGTGTGACTATTGTTGGCGAGTAGAAGATGCTAACAAGGATACAGTGGGAACTCCCGGTGAAGTATTCAGTGACCGTATTGTAAAGAGTGGTGATTATTGGTCAAAACCATATCTCAACGAAATAAAAAATCAACCGTGGGATGCTGATTATTATCCTAAGTATGTTGAGGTAGATTTTGAAAACACTTGTAATTTCAAGTGTGCGTATTGCTCACCTTCTTATTCATCACAATGGCAGAAAGAAGTAAGAGATCATGGACACTACCACTTCCCAAGTGACCCTCACTTAGACTTTAATAGTATGGAAGAGATCATGGCACATTCTAAAGTGCCTATGAAACCTGAAGAAAATCCATACATTGATGCTTTTTGGGAATGGTTTCCTACAGCCGTCAAGCACATGACTAATTTTAGAGTGACTGGTGGTGAGCCTCTAATGTCTAAAAACTTGCACAGGGTGTTAGACTACTTAATTGAAAATCCTCAACCTCATTTGCAATTTGCAATTAACTCTAATCTAAACCCTAAACAAGATTTGTGGGATAAGTTCTTGGCTAAGCTAGATACCATTATTGAGAACAAGTGTGTTGATAGCATACAGGTATATACAAGCTGTGAGGCACATGGTAAACAAGCAGAGTATATACGATATGGTATGAATTACGATACTTGGTTGTTCCACTTAGAAAAATTATTACAGAGGCGAAACACAAAAGTCACTATCATGTGTACCTTTAATATGTTGTCTATTACAACTTTTAAATTGTTCTTAGAAGATATTTTAGCATTGAAAACAAAATACTTCAAACCAACAGGAACCCCAGCTTTACAGATTGATGTTCCTTATTTGAGACACCCTGAGTTTATAGCCGCTTGGGTGGCGCCTCCGAATGTAAGAGAAATTATGATTGATACAATTAATTGGATGTATCGTAACATGGAAATCAGACAGTGGATACCCTTACAAGGCAAAGGATTCTATGAGCAAGAGGTTGAACAGGTTAGACGAGTGTACGAAACAGCACATGAATTACACCACAAATATTGGAAGGAACAAACAGGAAGAGAACTTTCATTGCGCAGGACTTTTTATCAGTTTGTTACAGAATACGATAAGCGCAGAGGAACTAACTTTTTAGAAACATTCCCAGAGTATACTGAATTTTATAATGCTTGTAGAGAATACTGTGCTGAGTGGGAGCGAGACCAAATACAGGTAAAACAAGTGGAGTAAACTGTGCAAAAAAGAATACTGTATTGGGATGGCACTGACGGCGGCAATATGATAGATGTGCTTAAAAATGTAGGTGCAGCTAGAAATTCAAAACATTATGCGAATATACAAAAAGTCACAAGGTGCGAAATACGAAATACTAAAGAGTATACTGATCCCGGTGTTTATTATGTAAAGGTATATCACGGCATAGGTGTATGGGCGACTGGCCAATGGAAAAATCCTGTTCTATTACAAGAATTACCTGAACACGTAATTACAGGAATGCAACAAGATAAAATAACCTTGGTCATTGATTCCACTACAGAGGGCCACTCATATAAAGAATATCTAAATAGATTTGAAATAGATGTTTTTAAGCAGATACATGAGGATTGTGAGAAAAGAAATATCCCCGTACACAAAATTGAAATTATATATGGAGACTTTTTTCTACACGAAGGATATACTCGTTGGTGTGAATCTAACAATATAGGTGACAAACGCCTTACTATAAAGTGGGGCATAGCTTGGCACACCCAAACTACTTGGAATAAACCAGCAGAACTGGCTATCGAACAAGCTATTAGAAATGTGGATTCTAAGGATTTTTTAAGTCTAAACAGAATGTATAGGCCCCATAGAGCCCTTCACTTTTATGAACTCATAGATAAAAACTTGCTTGATAAAGGTATTGTTTCAGGAACTTTTATACAGGGTATTGGTATATTGACAAGTCCTTTTGATAACAACATTAAAAAATTTTTTCCAAACCTCCCAGACAATTATTCAGACAAAATAGAAAAACACTTTCCAATCGAACTAGATGAGTGTAGTAAAACAAGAGAAGTGCCTGAAATGCTTGCTACTCACCGTGAATATATGCAAAATTCCCTTTTGTCTTTTGTAACCGAAACTCAGTTTTATTATGATGCTTGGTTCCCAACTGAAAAAATATTCAAAACTTTTTCTTTTGGCCATCCTTTTATTTTATTGGGTTGTAGAGGATTAGTGCGGTGTTTGAAAAATCTAGGATTTAGAGTGGATCTATGCGGAATAGATCATACATATGATTCGGTAGCAGATCCCGAAAAAAGAGCTGAAATGGCTCACAAAGAACTTGTAAAATGGTGTAAACTAAGTAGAGAAGAAAAAATAATTAGGATTGAAAAGAGCATGGATGATATGCGTTATAATTTTGAACTCTCACACTCATTAAAATTATATGAAGATACAGTCCTAAGAAGAATTTTTTTACCTTAAATATCCACTGACTTGTAGAGTATATTTGTCTTTCATGCCGACATTCGCTCCCAGGTGTAAAATGTCACTGTCCCAAAGAAATCCCTCACCCTGTTTCCAATGGGTGTTTGTTTGCCATTCTCCGTTTACATCTTTATACTGTAAGAGGTGACCGACTTGCCAATCTTCAAGATATATGTTAGCACGAACCATTTTTTCGTTTGCTCTATCTGGATATTTTTTCTTTATTTGAAAAAATGTGTCTCGGTGCAAAGTGATTACATTTCCGGGAGGCTGTAAAATAGAACTGACGGTGACTACTTCCATGCCTAATTGTTCTCCTAGATCAAAATAGTCTACTTCACCGTCATCAAACCATAGTTGCTGTATTCTTGTATTATCTTCATGGTAACTTGCAGGAAAACCCTTGCCTAGAGATTCGTGTATATCTTCTTGTTCTCTCTTTTGGTAAGATATACAGCTACCGTAATGCTGAGTGTAGTCAGCATTTAGAATTTTATTGAAGTTAATGTCAATTTTTATATTTTGGAAAATCATTATAGCTCTCATATAAATAACATGATATATTTATAAAGAGATTCAGTATGGTAATATATTTTAATCATAGAAATCCTAAGACCAGACACACTATAACTACAAAGTGGAAGTTGACAGATAGTGAACTTGCTAAGGTGTGGGTCAATACCTTGTGGTTGTCCGATTCTCCTATAGAAAAATATGCTGAGAGTTTCCCTTCATTAAATGATGTTTACGAAACAAGTAAATTATTAGAAACTTATGTTGTTAGTTTAAACCAAATAGGCGCAGAACTACCAGAGTGGGTAGCAAGCATAGACATTGATCGTGAAAAACTAAACATATTACATGAGAACTTTCACAAGTTTGAGGATAGAGTAGCAGGTCGTGTAGACAAAAACAGCTTACCTATTCAGATTAGTGAAATGAAACATCCGGAAAAAATTAGAGTTCTTGATTTATTTAATAAAGTAAATATGACAGTACATACACTAGAGGGGTTTGACAACGTAAACAAAAATCGTAATGTAATACATAGTTATTCTTGTTTTCGTAAGTTTGTCCCTACTGAGTTGAAACCAAAAGTGACAGATGAATTAAGAAAAGATTTTATCCCTGATATTGAAGAAGTAGAGCCTAATCAGCCATGGTTGTCGTTAAGCTATGCCACAATAGGAAAAAATTTGTCGCACTGTTTTCAAGATAATGATACTTCAATAGTAAGACAAGAGTTGTTAAGTCCGCAAGTTTTGGTTTCTAGCGACTTTAATGTAAATATAAAACAACATAAAATCGCTATACGAAAAAAACATCAAAAAACTTTACCTACCTTAGAAGAATCAATGAACAAATATTTAGATAAAATATCTGAATGGGTAAAAGAAAACAATCTTGAGGATCATGTGGATTTAGAAGCAGCAGAGAACAGATACATTTTTACTCCCTGTTTAGCTAAATTAATATATCCATCTAACAGAATGTCGGTAGAACAAGTCAAAGAGTTGACGAGTGAATATGTTATAAGAGAATTTGGTCTTATGGAGGCCTCCGGTCAATTTATAATAAAAAAGGGTACTTGTTAGTGTTAGCATCTAAAAAAGTTTATCAAGATCATACTAATTTTTTTGTTGTGTTGCGTCAAGATCGAGGTGACGATACCCAACCTCGAATGCCTGACTGGAAATTAAAATTCAAAGTAAATACTACTTCAATAGCAGATCTCTGGCGTAAATCTATGCTAGAAAATTTTTTGTTGGATACTGCCTATGCTGGAAAGTATTTATTGGATAAAAAATTTATGTTTAAGGGGTTTGTGACCTCACCTGAAGATCGTCATCCACTTAGAGGCCTGCCTAGAATGTGTGATGAAATGAATTTTGCAATATATACTGTAAATGAAAAGATGGCAAAATATGGTTACCCACACATTGATTTATATTTTACAGTAGAAAAATTGTTGGGGCCAGAGTATAGAGATATAATGAATGACATACACCATCATTTTGAAACATTAATGGGACAATCGTGGGCTCCTAGTAAATGGTATAAACTACTACAGGGGGGTGATTTAAAAGAGCCTTTCGAAACGCAAATCGCTCGCTGGGCAATAGGTGAATTAAATTATTGTTGCCATGAGATAGAATCTACTATAGAAGCGATTAATCAAAAAAAATGGTGGGGGAACGGACACAGTGCTGCTATTGGTTTGAGTTATTCTAATCAACACCACGATCAAGTTATTTACAAAAATCACACAAAGTATTATAATATAACTTTAGAACATTATAAAGAATATGTGCCAACTCTATGCGAATTTGGAACAATAACTCCTTTCTATAGTCAATTAGGAAAAACACCGAAAGAAGCATTTGATGACGGAGATGATTATATTGAGAAAGAAAATATCACCCCGGAAGTTTATATGAGGGGAGAAACTAATATTTTTTGGATGGGAGCCAAACCTTACGAAGAACCAAAATGTTTGTATGAGCATGCTGAAGAAAGTGGATTCAAGGCTTGGTTAGAAAAAAATGGATGGGAAATTGATGATCCTAGATTGGCACTGGGACAATGTATACTAGCCAGAATTGATGCAGATTATCACAATCTTAATACTCCAGAAGGAGTTGATAAGTTTAAAGAAAAATTATATAGGTATAACAATGTAGTAGAAGTTGGTTTTGCAGATGATAATATGCACACACTTGTAAGCAAAAGATATGAAAACACTTGGTTAGATCAATACGAAGCTATATTAAAAGCGTATAAACTGGAATGGAAAAAAATATGACAGATAAAGAAGAAGATACTAATAAAGAAGAATTAGAAACTGAAGAAAATAAACAAAATGAACTTGAAGAAAAATTAAAGAAGTTGAGAGAACAGGATCCGTTTATATATGATTAGCTGGGGCGTAAGTGCAGGGTTCCATGATGCGGCTTTGACTGTTATCAAAGACGGATACATTGCCTTTGCCTCACATTCTGAACGATACAGTAAAATTAAAAATGATAAAAACCTGTGCCCAGGCCTTGTCAGAGCAGCCATGTTGTATGGTGAACCTGATATAATATTTTGGTATGAGAATCCTCTACTCAAAGCAACCCGTAGAATATGGGCAGGCCAAAAGAACTGGTATAAAAATCCAAGAGAATATTTTAAAGAGGTAGGCTATAATCCTAAATGTGTAATAGAATGGGGCAACCATCACAAGTCACATTGGGCTGCTGGGTATTATACAAGACCAAATCACTTTGTTGACTGTGCTACGCTTGTTGTTGACGCAATAGGGGAATGGACAACCACCTCAATCTGGAAAAATGAGAAAAAAGTTTGGTCGTCACGTTACCCAAAATCTTTAGGACTTTTTTACAGTGCCTTTACAGACAGGTTAGGACTCAAGGCAAACGAAGATGAATATATCCTCATGGGCATGGCAGCTTACGGTGACTCTAACAGATTCTATGACGAGATAGAAAAACTAACACATGGTAAAAATCTACACAAAGGTGTTCGTTGGTGGCGGCCAGAACTAAAGTCAGAACAAGATAAGTTTGACATAGCGGCTGCTGTACAAAGAGTATTTGAATCATACTTACATGGCTTGTTGAATAAGACAAAAGAAATAACAGGTCAGAATAAACTTGTTTACATGGGCGGCTGTGCCTTAAACTGTCTTGCTAACAGACTGATACCACATTACTTCAAAGAGCATTGGATAATGCCTAACCCAGGCGATGCGGGGTCATCACTTGGTGCTGTACTTGCAGGACTAAAAGAAAAAGTAAATTTTCACACTCCCTATTTAGGACATGAAATAGTAGGCGAATATCCGGTTGACAAACTACTACAAGAACTGTTACAATATGGGATAGTTGGAGTAGCAAATGGACGAGCAGAATTTGGCCCAAGAGCATTGGGCAACCGTAGCTTGTTAGCAGACCCACGTGGTGAAGAAATGAAAGATGCTGTGAACAAGATAAAACAGCGACAGGAGTTTAGACCGTTTGCCCCTGTTATTAGACAACATGATGTTGCTGATTATTTTGAGGTTAGTAAGACTTTTCATTCGCCATATATGCAACAGGTTGTGAAGTGTAAACACAAACACTTGTTCCCTGCAATCGTTCACAAAGATGATACAAGTAGGGTACAAACAGTAACGTATAATTCTAATCCTGGGTTATATATACTATTAACACGTTGGTATGAAGAAACAGGGTGTCCTATGTTACTGAATACGAGTTTGAACATAAAAGGACATCCTATTGTCAATACTCGTGCTGATGCACAAAAGTTTGCTGAAAAATATGATGTAAAAGTTTATTAAGGAATAAATATCTTTATTATGGGACAAGTAATACCTTTCAAAAGAAAGCCCAAAATACGTGAAGCTAAAGTAATAGGTCATAGATTATCATTCTACACAGATGAGGAGATAGACATAGCACTTTTAGCTCTCAATATGTATGGGTTCGACAAACTGAGATATACAGTAGACACTATGAAATCTCTGGATCCCTTGTACATAAGGGCCTGTCTAGCAAAACTAAGAAACAGTGATCTCATATCCTCTCTTGGCAAGAGAGTAATAAATATGATTATTGATAACATGGAGGAAATACGTGATGCCAATTAAGTTTAAGAAAAGTGTTGCTAAGTTTGTGAAGCAAAGCAATGGAACTCAAAAAAAGGTTATGGATCATTTTTATATGAGCAATACGTCCACAAAAGATATTGTGGCGGCATATGAATCTACTCGTATTAATAAATACAAAGATAAACTCAAAAAAGAACTCGTTAGACGAGGTGTATTAGATGCCCACGTATAGTTTTCGTAACAACGAAACGGGTGAAGAATATGATAAGATTATGTCTTGGGATGCCAAGGTTGAGTATCTAAAGGAACATCCTGAAATAGAATCAATTATCACCGGTGCCCCAGGACTTGTAGCAGGCACGGGTGACCGCACGAAACCGCCATCCGGTTTCAAAGAAGTATTATCCAGAATTGCTGATGCGAACCCCAACAGCCCATTGGCTAACGACTATGGTAAAAAAGATCATAAGTCTGTTAAGATTAGAGAAACGGTGCAAAAAATTAGCAGCAATATTATGGAGTAAAAATGTTCTATGAAATTGATTTTTCAGATGGCACAAATTTAACTACCTTAAGATATAAAATATATGATACTCCCATAGCAAATATATGGAAAGAAGTTACTAAAAATGTATTATCACAAAAAGACTGTAGCATCTATCCATTTTTTTGGAAACACACATTTGGGTCAGATGATGAATTTTTAAAAATATGGGATAAAATGTATGAGAATGTTCAAAGATGGAACAGTGGAGAGACTTTTGTAGATCCAAAAAAAATTGTCATGCCAAAGGATGTTCCTTCTAAGAATTTGGAAAAAGTTTTGAACTATTTACATGAAGAATTCCACAAATTTGAAGAAATGTATGCACCCAACCATCCTAGAAGAAAAGGCGATTATGATATAATGCAGGTATTGAATAAAGATATACATACATTAGAACATCATGCCCGCCGCGACGATGCAGTGAAGTGTGGATTCTTTAATTATTCACCTCAATGTAGTAGAAGTGGGAATGACAGAAAACCAATACCAGCACATCAGATAAACAACTGGACTAGTAAGATATTACACGGCTCTTTACATTTAGGATATAATACCATAGGAAAAACTTTATGGCATTGTGTTCAAGACAATGACATTGAACTAGTAAAACAAAAAATGACAAGGCCTCAAAATGGCATAAGCAATGAAACTATATTAAATTTTTTGCCAGAAGGCAAAATGTATGACAACACATCTAATGACAAACAAAAAATTATTGATTGGGTACGTGATAACAAACTAGAAGAATACGTAGATTTAAACGATCCAAAAAATTTTATGATAGGAATGGGTCCTATTATAGGAGAACTAGAAACTTTAATTAACATAGAGGAGGCAAATGCTTTACTTAAAACAAGTGACCCTGTAAAATGTAAACTTATATAATGCCCACTAAACTTACCCCATAGGAAATATATATGGCAAAGAAGAATCTTCAGTTAGTACAGAATGAAAGTGGTGGTCCAAACAACAGTCTTAAAATGAGGATTGAAGACCTCAGAACAATCAGTGCTAAAACAGAAAATCAAGGCCAGTTTATGTCGCAGTATGCGTATAAGCCGGCCTTTTTGCTACATGGTTGTGCAGGCACGGGCAAGACTTTCATAGCATTATATCGCGCACTGGAAGAAGTAATGGACAAGGGCTCGACCAGAGACAAAGTAATTATAGTTAGGTCTGCTGTGCCGTCCCGTGAAATTGGCCATTTGCCAGGCGACCAAGATGAGAAAACTGAGGTGTATAGCGCACCCTACCAATCAATGTGTCAGGAACTTTTCCCAACGAAACAGCAACCGTATCAGAGGTTGATAGAACAAAAGTATTTGGATTTCATGTGTACTTCATTTGTCAGAGGTATCACACTAGACCATTCTATTGTTATCGTTGATGAATGTCAGAACTTAAATGACATGGAAATCAATTCCATAATGACAAGGGTAGGAGTCAATACAAAAATAATCTTTTGTGGTGACTTCCGACAAACGGACCTTTACAAGAGGAACGATTTGTCAGGACTTAAAAAGTTTATGGTAACCGTTGAAAATATGCCATCCTTCTGTTCCATTGAATTTGGGTCAGAAGATATAGTCAGATCAGCACTGGTCCGGGAGTATATTGAGGCCAGAATGAAATACGAGGACGATTATCTCGTAAGTGCTTGATTTATAAGCGCTTTTAATTTTACCAATAAAATCAAGCACTTACGTCAGAAATGGCCTAAGTGCTTGTTTTCCTTAGGCCAAAAAGGGCTTGACTTTTCCTCAGATTCGTGTATAATGTCACTTATAAACTGATAAATTAACTTGTGAGGAGATGTTTATGAGTAGTAATACAGCAAAATTGTGTGAACTTATTGTGAGTTTTCATCACGCAGTCCGTAACCCTGAGAACTTAGACGAGCGCGGCCGTATCAACTGGAACTTTGTGGATGCCGATATTCACATGGACGCAGGCGAGGCAGGCCAGGATGTACCTGAGGAGTGGTATGGTATATTCAACGATCTCGCAGATGATTATGAAATGCAACAGCTACAGGAGTCTGTATAATGTGGAACTTAGAAGGTATGCGTGTTAAAGGTCTTTATCTTAACGGTGACCAGCCGGTCAGCGGCAAAGTAACCCATAGCCGTGTTTGTTACGGTGGTGGTGTCTCTCACCATATCAAATTGGACGAAGGCTTCCAGTGGAAAAATGCCGCTGGCAAGGTTGTTATCAGTCGTGAGGCTGGTGAGTGTGTTATTGTTGACCACAAGTATATCACGGAGGTGCGTGACTAATGCTAATCGTTACTGATGGCTATCAATCCCAGATTTTTTCTTGTCACCAAGAGGTCATAGATCAGTTAGGTCAAGATATTTTTGACGCACTGATGAATGATGAGCATTCTCAATTTTCAATGAGCTTTGTACACTAATGTCTAAAAAAGAAAGCTACAAGTTTCCGACCCCTACGAATCCGATTGCTGAACTAATCAAGCGCCGTCGGTTACAGGTACTTGTACACTCCTGCATCTATTATGCTTTAGATGACAACATTGTACCTGACCATATTTTTGATGGATGGGCAAGAGAACTTGAGCAGTTAATGAAAGATCATCCTGATGCTTACAGTGACAGGTTTGATTATGCTTTTGAAGAATGGGACAGCTCCTCTGGTTTTAATTTACCAAACCGAGATCCTTGGATATTAAATAAAGCACAATGGTTGCTTAAAAATAGGTAAGCACCCTTAGCTCAATCGGATAGAGCAACGGCCTTCTAAGCCGTAGGTTGCAGGTTCGATTCCTGCAGGGTGTACCATAAAATCTGCGGGCAACGCGCACCCAAGTACATTCCGGACACTGTATTGGTTGGGAAAACTGTTGCACTAATTTGTATAAGTAAAAATATGTTTAAAAGAATAGAAATAGATTTAAAAATACCCGAAGCAGAAGTTACAGAACACGGTAGGTTCTATAGTACACCTGAAGGAAATCTATACCCTTCAGTCACCACCGTTATGTCATATCACACCAGAGAAGCCATCAAAGCCTGGCGTGAACGTGTTGGTGAAGAAGAAGCTAACAAAATCAGTAATCAGTCAGCTACGAGAGGCACAAAGATACATGACTTGTGCGAGAACGTGTTGCTGAATAAAGACATAGATACAAGTAATCTTAGTTTGTTAGACAAACAGATGTGGGATCGTTTTCGTCCTGTGTTGAACAACATAGACAACATTCACGCAATCGAGGACCCACTTTACAGTGACCACTTACGTATGGCTGGTCGTGTAGATTGTATCGCTGAATGGGAAGGTAAACTGTCAGTTATTGACTTTAAGACCTCGCGCAAGAATAAAAAGAAAGAATGGATTGATAACTATTTTATGCAATGCACTTCATACGCTATTATGTTTGAAGAAATGACAGGTATACCTGTTCCCCAAATCGTTGTTGCTATAACAGTAGAGGATGAGTTTCCTCAGGTGTTTGTTGAAAAGCGTGACAACTACGTAGAGAAACTTCTAGACTTGCGTTTAGAGTATGAAAGGTTTGAAAAACTATATGCTAAGGTACGATTCCCCTAGTGATTTAAGTGTAGCTTATCTTTTAGAAAGAGCTAAAAATTTATCACCCAACAAACCAGCAATAACATTTGAAGATGTTACATATACTTGGCAACAGGTCTATGATAGAGTAGTTTCTCTTTCTTGCTATCTAAAAGATAGAGGTGTTTCGCCTAAAGATAGGGTTGTTTTCATAGGAGAAAACTCTAACAAATATATTGAACTTATGTTTGCTTGCTCTTTTGTTAATGCTATAATTGTCCCTGTTAATTTTAGATTAGCTGAAAGAGAAATAAAAGATATTATTCAGGATTGTGATCCTGCTTTGGTTTTATATGATATTGCTGACGGTTGTTATGAATCTGTTTCAGATATTCCTGAATTTCATCCGGGAGTGAACGAAGACATCTACGGTATAATTTATACAGGAGGAACAACAGGAACTCCTAAAGGAGCAGTCATCACTCACAAAGCCATGTATATTGCTTCTATGGCTTTTAATTTGACTTTTAATCTTAATGGTGATGAAACTTCTTTAATATCATTGCCATTGTTTCATATTGCTTCTCATAATAGATTCTTTGCTTCAACTTTGTTACAGTCACATTCTGTTATAATGCGTAAATTTGAAACAGAAAAGTTCCTACAAAATATAGAGAAACATAAAGTAAATGTTTTTATTGTTGTTCCTACCATGTCTCAAATGTTATTAGACTACAAAGAATTTTTAAATTATGATACAAGCTCGGTTAAAATATATCAAAGTGGTGGTGCACCTCCTACTGAAGAACAATTAGAAAAATTAAGAAAGTTTTTCCCAAATGCTAAAGTTCTTAATAATGTAGGCATTACTGAATGTGGTGGTGCTGTTTTATTAGACGGCAAACCCGTTACAGGAATACAAGTAAAAATTGAAGAAGGAGAACTTTTAGTAAGAAGTCCTTACATGATACATGAGTATTGGCAGAAACCAGAAGAAACCTCTAAAGTTATAAAGAATGGTTGGTATCACACAGGTGATGCCGTGCGAAAAGAAGGCAACAAATACATACTCTGCGGCCGAATCAAAGATATGTTTATATCGGGTGGAGAGAATGTTTATCCATTGGAGATTGAACGTGTTTTGATGAGCCATCCAAGTGTTAAACAGGTAGCTGTTATTGGCGTTCCGGACGAAAAATGGGGTGAAGTGGGGTGTGCTTTTATTGTTGGCAAAAATGCAGACTATGTTAATTATTGTCGAAAATATTTAGGTGAGTTTAAAGTACCGAAACAATATCGCTATGTAGATGAATTGCCATTGACTGCTATAGGAAAGGTTGACAAGCAGGCATTAAAACTGTTATAATATAAATATTGAATCTAACGGAGTATTGTATGAATAAGTTTCTTATTTTTACAGCATTGTTAGCAGCGGGTTTACTCGCTGTAAAAGTATTAGTGACAGAAGAAGTATCTGCGGTACAGGTGGAGCCTATCAATATAGAGTTTAAGTTTGATACTGGTCCATTATATAGAGATGTAGAATGTCTCGCCCAAAATATTTATTTTGAGGCAAGAGGCGAACCACACACTGGCCAAGTGGCTGTTGCTTATGTGGCGTACAACCGAGTAAAGGATGATAGGTATCCTGATACACTTTGTACTGTTATTAAGCAAGGTCCTATATCACCTTGGTTTCTGATGGAACATGACAGAATAGTTCCTATACGAAACAAGTGCCAATTTAGTTGGTGGTGTGATGGACGTAGCGACCAACCAAAAGATATGTGGGCATGGGGTCGTGCTATGGACGTAGCTGCAGGTGTTATAAATCATAAGTATGAGGATCCTACTAAAGGTGCCTTGTGGTATCATAATGATGAGGTAGATCCTGATTGGGCAGGTGCTATGGAGGTAACTGCCAAAATAAACAAACACACCTTTTACACTATGGAGTAGTAAGTGAACTTAGAAGTTATTACAAACGATTTTATGGCAGAAAAACAAAAACCAACTGACACATTTTTAATTACAAAACAATTTAGAACGCCAGCTGAATTTTCAAAACACATTGAACAGACAGCAGTGAGAACACAATCTTCCTGTATGGACATTTTAATTGATTATTGTATAAAAAACGAAATAGAAGCTGACAGTTTATCCAAGATTATTAATGCAAGTTTGCGTTCTAAACTTGAAGCAGAAGCACAAGACTTGAATCTACTTAAGGTTAAATCTAACAAACTACCTTTTTAATATGACGGCTTTTGAAGTCTATAAATTATATGCAGCTTTACGGTTGCACTTTACTGATCCTAAGTATGATATTACTGTTACTAAGGGTCGTATAGGTAACCTAAGAGCTTCTTTTGAGAAACGAAAAGACACGCAACATATGTATAAGTTAGCAAACACTTATACACGCACAGAAGTTATAAACATTCTTGTGGCCAACTTTATCACAGGCGATAATACGGCCAACATCTATACAGGTAATTTTGTAGATAATTACAAAAACTACTTGACAAGACGTAAAA